TTAGCCTGTTCAGGGGTCATAGTAAAGCTTCTTTGTCCTGAAGAATCAGATCTTCCTTCAGCTAAACCTTCTCCCATTTTAGAGAACATTCTTAACATCATGGGATTATTACCCATACCACTAGAATCAAGCCATTCTTTAAGCTGGGCATCACCGTAGGTATCTACAGCTCTTCTAGCTAGATCAACACGTTCATCATAGGCTTTACCGAACTCTTTTTTGACTTCTTCTACCCATTTTGCGCTTTGTTGAACAGCGTCTTCGCCCTGAATCATAACTTGGCTATTAACATATTCGTTATAACCGTCATATAAATCTTTGGCTTGTTTAGGTGTTAAACCAACTTTATGAGAAAGTTCTCTGTAAGTATTCTCAAAGTTTTCATCATATTCCATGCCTGCTGGCATTTCTGGTCTATCACCAAGATTGTAGTCTTTAGCATTTGCGGGTCTGCCTAAACTGTCGTA